GTGAGTTGGGATTAGCTCGTTCTTCAAGCGAAGAAAGACGTATTGACCCTAATCGAGATAGAACTTTTTTAGTTGAAACGGTAAAGCCACGTGGTAAATACGGCAAGGCTTATGGGAAGTGCTTTGTGAATGGTAAGCCAGATGATAGTTATAGACAGGAGTGCTATCCAGATATCAAAGATGAGGAAATTCCTTGTGCTGGATGTGGAGAATGGGTTTTGATTGATGTTCCCGGTGTATCGCTTGATGAAATATTTCCTATCCACAAAGCGGAAGAAGTACTACAGTTTGGAAAATATAAAGGAAAATCCTTGGGGGATATTTATACAACGGATTACCAATATCTCTATTGGTTAGAAACGACAGATAGGTTCTTTAAAATTGACTTTGAAGAACTTGAACAATTGTATCCAAATATAGGAAAGCCCTCGGATATATCCATTTCCGAAAGAATTATTGGCTTTGGAAAATATAAAGGGAAAAAGTTTAGTGAAATCAAAGATGATATTTCTTACCTTGAATGGCTTGCTTCAATAGGGAAAATTTCCAATGATGATTTCAATTCATTAACAGCGATATAATCAACAAAAACAATTTATATGAGAAAACTTTTAATCACATTAACTATGCTCTTTGCTGTAATCAATATTATGGCGCAAGAGCATCTCTCTTTCAAGGGTATTCCTATTGAGGGAAGTATGACGGCTTTCTGCCAAAAGCTAAAAGCAAAAGGCTTTACACAAATGGGACGTGACAACAATGTGACGATGTTCACAGGTGATTTTACAGGCAGACAGGCAACAGTCGGTGTCGGTGCGACTGATGACGGGAAAAGCGTTCACTCTGTCGTCGTTATATTCGATGAAAGCAGCGAATGGAATACTCTTGTGAACACTTATGACTATTATAAAGGCTTATATATTCGTAAGTATGGTGAGCCCTCTGCTTGCCGAGAACATAATCCGAGCCGCCAGGACAGCAATATTTCTCTCATGTACGAATTAGGACAAGGTACAGTTACTTATGCAAGTGCTTGGAATGTCACTGGTGGAACTATTGAATTATCAATCGAGAAAGCTGGTTATTCTGACGGTGTTGTTATTATTCGATACCGTGATGCTCAAAATGTAGAGAATAAAATCCAAAAGGATTTGGAGGATATATAATAATTGACTGATAAATGAATAATAATCATTGAATATGAAAAAATGGCTTGTTTACTTGCTCGGTATAATAACAGGTGTTATACTGACATTTGCATTCGCTTTTTATGTTAATCTGTCTAACAATTCTGGTATCGTTGGACTTGAAATGTTTGAAGAACCCGGAGATTACATGGAGTATTCACAATTTGAGGTTTTTCAAGTGGTTGAATCTGGATGTGCTTTGGCTCATGCCGATGACTCTTTTGGTGCAATTGTATTCATTATTCCAAATGAAAATCAACAATTTTACGATGAACAAAAGATTGTTCTTAAAAAAGACCAATGTGCACAACGTGTCGGAACGTATAAGTATAGTACCAAAATGGAAATAGAAAAAACTGTCCCAGCGATTAGGATAGTTGATGGCGTTGAATTACCGAAATCAAATAATTCTGCTTCTAATAACAAGAATGCGGGAAAGACCTTGTTTGATAAGCCTGGTGATTGTGTAAGTCGAAAGAATTTTGAAGTACAGGAGGTTTTGGAGTCAGGAGATGCTATTGCGCTGGAAATAAGAGAAACCATTTCGGGACATGTATTAACTTCCGACTTAGAAGTCTTAATATTAGCTCAAGAGGGCAGTAATTTTTACAATAAACAAATAGTTAAAGCTCCACAAGGCAAATGTGCAAGACAAATCGGTAACTACAAGTATCAAGAATATGGTAACACAAAAGTAATTCCTATAATTGCTTTTAAATAAACAATAACTGTTCTATGCCATTCGCACCATTCATATTTCTTATTTGCTTGGTGGCAGGTATTGCTTACCTTATCTATGTCAAGCGGAAAGAGCGTGAACTCATTGAGCAGGTTACGCCCATTACTCGTGGCGAATGGTCGGAGCGCAGAGTGGTATTGAAACTTCTGAAAGCGGGTATCAACCCCAAAGCCATATTTCACGACTTATACATTCAGAAGCC